GAACAGGCAGCTGTTATTCAGGAGCTTCATAACGCCTTCAACCAGACCACCAGCGAGATAGCAAAGCTGGTTAATAAGTCTGTCCCTACTGTCGAAAAGCTTCTGCTTCTTAGCACAGCCAATCACGACGTTCAGAAAGAAGTTAAGTCCGGGACCGTGTCTGTAGATGTGGCCGTTGACCGAGTAAAAGAGTTTGGCGAAAAGGCCGGTGAGGTTCTTCAGAAGGATAAAGCTTCTGCTGCCGCCAGGGGGAAAAAGAAAGTCACCCGCAGCGTTATAGCGCCGGAGATTAGCGTTAAGAAAGCGCGCCGCCTTGTTGAGTTGATAAGCCTGGCCGGGATAAGTGACACGGGCATCATCTCTCTCGAAGGGTTGGCGCATGCAGAAGCCATGGAAATTATCGACGAGCATAAAGCCATAGCTTCACAACGTTCAGGAGCACCAGCATGAAACTGAATTATGAAGAACTTGAAGCTAGATGCGCGGCGCTGGCTGCGGAGAATGCGGGCGCTCGCAATGCGGTGCAGGTATTTTGCGATGTAGTTGGTGCAAATACAGACGCTATCTGCGAAGAGGTCGGGCAGGACGGTGTGAGGGCCATCCTTGCAGCAATGAGCGCAACGGGGAACATGCCAGCGACCGACGCTTTCCTGGCTGAAGTGCGGGCGCAGGGTGTGGATGCGTTAGCGAAGACCTTAGAAGGGCTGGTTGCCGTATCTGTGACGCGCTCTTACATCACTGAGTTCGCCGCCCAGCTTCGCAAAGGAGTGCAGTCATGAGCAACATCGACAAACGCGCATTACGCGTATTAGCCACGGCTTTAGATGGTGATGACTGGCACGCTGAAGGGAATAGTGTTTATGGCGGTCGTTACGATGTAGGTGACAATGTTTGCTATGACCACATCGCGAGCTGCGAATCTGTTAATGGGAAAAGCCCTCACGCTGACTTCATCGCCGCAGCAAACCCCGCCACAGTGCTGGCGCTGCTGGATGAGCTGGAAGCCGCAGAAAGGGAACGAGACAACTGGCGCACTTGTTTTGATAACTAGCGTTTTAGAGCTGATAAGTTGGCAGTGGCATTTAAAACAGAGCACGAGCAATTAGTAATGGCTAATGGAGCGCTTATCACGCAGAACATGAGGGCTAACGGGGCAGAGAAGAGGATTGTTGAGCTGGAGGCGCGGGAAGTGAATGGTAGGTTTCCATTACCAAAAGATTCGTCTCAAGGATGGAAAATCGATCCTGAATTCATTAGCAAAATTCAGGATGCAATTGGGCATGACGAAGAATGCCAGTGCTGGGAAGGTTCACCATCAATGGAGATGGTTGAGGTCGTATTAATCGCCGCCGCTGCAATAAAGATGGATGAAAGGGGGTAGTCATGGCACTGACGAAAAAGCAGCGCGCAGAGTTGCGTATGAAGTTCGGTGGTCGCTGTGCTTATTGCGGGTGCGAATTGCCTGAAAAGGGATGGCACGCTGACCACGTTGAAGCGGTACTGCGCAAATCAGAGCAGTGTATGAAGGCGGCTGCGAAAGGCATCTTCAAACTGAAGGCGACTGGTGAATTCTACAGACCAGGGGCGGATAGGCTGGAAAACCTATTCCCGGCATGTGCGCCCTGCAACTTACTGAAAACGTCCTACTCGCTGGAAATGTTCAGAAAGCAGGTATCTCTTCAGGTTGAGCGCGGACGCAAAAGCTGCGTGAATTTCCGCACGGCAGAGCGTTTCGGCCTTATCGAGGCAGTGGAGAAGCCAGTGGTGTTCTGGTTCGAACAGTATCAGGAAGGAGCAGCATCATGATTACCCTTACCAAAGAATGGCTCCAGCAGACAATCGCGGAGCTTGAAGAAGAGCGCAATGCTGTGCCCGGCTTTGTAAACGTAGATGCGGCGATGGCGCTGGCGGCGATGAAGCTGGCGCTGACATCGCTCGAAGCGGAGGCTGTGTGCGTCATCGACCAGTCCAATCTTGATTATCTCAAATCTGGCGCTGATGCAGATGTATGGCCAGCATCCAGAAAAGAGATGGGTGATGTGCTTCTGTATCGCACCGCCCCTCCAGCGCCAGCAAATGCCGAACCCGTAGCCTGGCTGTGGTCACACAGGAAACATCCAAGCGAAGTATCTCTCGTTAGGCCTGAAGATGATGAGAAAGCAGAAGGCGCTCATTGGTCAGGGTGGAGTTGTCAGGCTCTTTATGCTGCACCGCCAGCGCCGGTATCTGTGCCGGATGAAGTCATCAGTGCCATAGAAAACTTGAAACGGACTCTGGTTAACTGCAACCGCTACAACTACTGCTCGGATGCTGTTAAGCGCATAGAGAACGCCTGCCGCGCCGCCATGCTTCAGGGTGCCGAACGAACAAACTACCGCGCTATCGTTGAGCGGATAGCTGAAATAATTCATGGCAAAGTGACTGATATCGATCTGCTTACGGTAACAGTTAAGAGCATGAAGGATAAATTGCAGAAATAAACACCGGGTGCAGCCGGTTAAGTGGAGAGCTATACGATGAGCGGACAAAGCCAACGTTTTCTTACCCCTGATGACCTCTATCAGCTTACTGGTTATCGCCGCCCCTCCCTTCAGTGCAAAGCGCTGAAAGAAAGCGGTGTATTTTTTGTACCACGAAAAGACGGCAGGCCGGGAACTACATGGGATCATGTAACTAATCCTGCTGGACTGAAGCTGGTAGTGAACAATCCAGAGGAAGAAGAACCAAACTTTAAGGACATGTAATGCCTAGAATCCGCAAAAACCCAGAAGATAACTGGATGCCGCCCCGCGTTCGCCGGGGCAAATCAGCCTATGAGTTCAGAACGCCAGACGGCAGAACTGTGAGATTGTGCAATCGCGATCTTACCAAGTCTCAGGTCTGGGCTGCCTATGAAAACTTCATCAACGATATCAAGGTTGGTTCCAACTTCCATGCTCTATGCGAAGAGTTTTTTAACTCTGGTGATTTCCATGAGCTGGCAACAGAAACCAGAAAGGATTACCGGAAATATGGTTCAAAGGTAAATGTCGTTTTCGGCAAAATGAAACCAGAAAACATCAAGCCAGAGCACATCAGAAAGTATATGGACAAGAGGGGGGTTAAGAGCAGAGTTCAGGCGAACCGAGAGAAAGCCTTTATGTCGAGGGTGTTCAGGTGGGCATATGAGCGCGGCAAAGTGAAAATGAATCCATGCCAAGGCGTAAAGCAGTTTAAAGAGCAGGCGCGCACACGGTACGTGACGGACAAAGAATATGATGCACTATTCAGTGTTTCGTCGGTGCCGGTGAAAATTGCTATGGAGTTGGCCTATTTATGCTGCGCACGCCAAGGAGATATTCTGGATCTTAAAAAGAGTCAGATACTGGATGAAGGGATTCTAATTCAGCAAAGTAAGACGGCAGTGAGTCAGATTAAGGCGTGGACAGTGCGTCTATCAAATGCGATCACCCTAGCCGATTCCCTTCCGTTAAATACTGGCATGGTGAGCCTTTACGTGATCCACCAGCAGTCTGGTTCTCGTTATACGCGTGATGCCTTTAATGCTCAGTGGATGAAGGCGAAAAAGTTAGCCGCAGAAAAATTTCCTGAGCTCGAATTTAACTTCACGTTCCATGATCTGAAAGCTAAAGGGATATCTGATCTGGAAGGAACGCTGCATGAGAAACAGGAAATCTCAGGCCACAAAAATGCTTCGCAGACAGCAAGATATAACCGAAAAATATCTGTAGTGCCGGTGGTTGGGGGGCAGTAATGCCCTCTTTCTCTGGCGAAGTCGAATGGCGAAACAATGGCGAATGGCGAAAAATAGACAATAAAAAACCACCTCTCGGTGGTTTATACGACACTGCTTATCATTGATTTTATTCAAGTTTTCCCATGGTAGCCGGAGTGGGACTTGAACCCACACAGCGCGAACGCCGAGGGATTTTAAATCCCTTGTGTCTACCGATTCCACCATCCGGCCAGGGAAGAAAGTGGAGGCGCGTTCCGGAGTCGAACCGGACTAGACGGATTTGCAATCCGCTACATAACCGCTTTGCTAACGCGCCTTAAATCTGTTGTCTTTCGACCTGCACCCGCAAGCTGCCGATGCATTAATCTGGAGCGGGAAACGAGACTCGAACTCGCGACCCCGACCTTGGCAAGGTCGTGCTCTACC